TTGGGAAAATGGAGGTTCAAAAAAATGTAGCTATACTAGAACTACAAAAAACTCAACGAAAAGTATCTGACATGCAACAAACTCTATTAAAGGAGTATGGATCTTATGATGTTAACGTACACGATGGAACGATTAATTGGCCTAAAGAAAATCCAGAATCCAATGGTGTTGAAAAACCAAAGGAAGATGAAAAATAATATCATTAGAAAAATAACTATAGGTAAAGATTATAAAAATGACTCAATGCACTATGCTGTTGATCAAGAAGTTTATGGTGGCCATAAGATCTGTGATATAATAGAAGAAGAAGATAAGTATTCTATTTATATTAGAAAAGATAAGGTTGTTATACCTTGGAAAGATTTTAATAAAAATATGGCCATATCAGTAGAGTATAATTTAGAATATTAATGAATGCTGCTTACAAAGATTTTATTATCAGTCCTATTGGTAATAGGTATAATAACAGTATACGAATCGATGACAAAGAATTAATACTTAATACTGAAGTATTTAATCATCAATACGTAAATAGAAAAGCAAAAGTAATCGCTACTCCATTATTATTTCAATCACCTGTTAATATAGGTGATGAAATAATAGTGCATCATAATATATTTAGAAGATGGCATGATGTTAAAGGTAGAGAAAGAAATAGTAGGTCATATTGGAAAGAAGATAAGTATATAATATCAGAAGATCAAATATATTTATATAATAATAAAGCCATGCCTGGTTATAGTTTTGTAAAGCCATTAAAAGCTATAAGTAAGTTTAATACTGAAACAGAAAGACCGTTAATAGGTATTATTAAATACTCTGATGGTACGTTTGATAAGAAAGAACTAGTTGGGTTTATGCCTAGTATGGAATATGAGTTTGTTATAAACGGAGAAAGATTATATAGAGTTATGAATAAATTTATTACAATTAAATATGAATATCAAGGAAACGAAGAAGAATATAATCCAAGCTGGGCAAAAAGCGGTTGAAGAATTAATTAAAGTAGCAAAAGAACCTATAGTTGATAGTGATGATGATATATCAGCTGACAGATTAAAAAATGCAGCGGCTACAAAAAAACTAGCTATATTCGACGCTTTTGAAATACTTAATCGTATAAATGAAGAAGAAAATATGCTAGAAGGTAAAGTTGAAGAAAAAAAAGAAGCTAAGTTTAAAGGTTTTGCAGAAGGTAGATCAAAATGAAATATCAACAAAACTTATACAAAATAGTAGAACCAATAAGAGAAAATACTATTAAAAGATTAAACAGAAGCAAGAAGTGGGAATATGGATATAACAAAGAAAATGATGTAATTGTTATATCTAAGACTGGAACTGTTGGTGAAGTTATAGAAATACAAGGCTTGCAAATAGCTTTACCTAAACAACCTAAAGAAATATATAGTTGTAGTAAAGACAAGGCAGGACAAAAATGGAAACAGTTTCCAGCTAATCCTGCTTTTAAAAAAATTAAAACTGTATTTGACTGGCAAGATTATCCAGATGATTTTAAACAAGATCATTACGAATATATAGACGAAGAGTTTAAAAGAAGAGAACAAGGTTTTTGGTTTATGAATAACGGTAAACCAACCTATATAACAGGTACACACTATATGTACTTACAATGGAGTAAAATAGACGTAGGTGCACCAGACTATAGAGAAGCTAACAGGTTATTCTTTATATTTTGGGAAGCTTGTAAAGCAGATAAAAGAAGTTACGGAATGTGTTATTTAAAAAATAGACGTTCTGGTTTTTCTTTTATGAGTTCAGCTGAAACAGTTAATCTAGCAACGCTAGCTAGTGATAGTAGATTCGGTATATTATCTAAGACTGGTGCTGATGCAAAGAAAATGTTTACAGATAAAGTTGTGCCAATAAGTCTTAACTATCCGTTTTTCTTTAAACCAATACAAGACGGCATGGACCGACCAAAGTCTGAACTTGCATATAGAGTGCCAGCTAAAAAGTTTACGCGTAAAAAAATACGTGAGCGTGAAGAGATGGATGATGTTGAAGGATTAGATACAACTATAGACTGGAAAAATACAGGTGATAATAGTTATGATGGTGAAAAGTTAAACTTATTAGTTCACGATGAAAGTGGTAAGTGGGAAAGACCTGATAATATAAGAAACAACTGGAGAGTTACAAAAACTTGTTTACGTTTAGGTAGTAGAGTAGTTGGTAAGTGTATGATGGGTAGCACTAGTAATTCGTTAGAAAAAGGTGGCGATAATTTTAAAGACTTATATAATAATTCTGATGTAACAAAACGTAATCGTAATGGACAAACTAAATCAGGTTTATATTCTTTATTTATACCAATGGAGTGGAATTACGAAGGATTTATTGATGAGTACGGTCAGCCAGTATTTAACACACCTAAACAAGATAGGCAAGATCCACATGGGTTGGTAATAGACCAAGGCGTTATAGATCATTGGGAAAACGAAGCTGAAGGCTTGAAAGATGATCAAGATGCTTTAAACGAATTTTACAGACAGTTTCCAAGAACTGAAGAGCATGCGTTTAGAGATGAAACAAAAAATAGTTTATTTAATCTTATAAAAATATACGAGCAAATAGATTATAACGAAGGTAACAGAAACTCTTCGGTAATAACGCCAGGTAACTTTCAATGGTTAAATGGTAAAAAAGATACTATAGTAACTTTTAATCCAGATCCTAACGGTAGATTTAATATTAGTTGGGTGCCAGGAAGTAAATTACAAAATAACGTTATATTAAAAAATGGCGTAAAACATCCAGGTAACGAACACATAGGTGCATTTGGTTGTGACTCGTATGACATATCTGGAACAGTAGATAAACGAGGATCAAAAGGTGCTTTGCATGGATTGACAAAGTTTTCAATGGAAGATGCTCCAGCTAATACTTTTTTTCTTGAATACATAGCAAGACCACAAACAGCTGAGATATTTTTTGAAGATGTTTTAATGGCGTTGGTATTTTATGGCATGCCAATACTTGCAGAAAATAATAAACCAAGATTATTATACTACTTAAGAAGAAGAGGGTATAGAGCGTTTAGCATGAACAGACCAGATAAAACGTGGAATAAATTATCTGTTGCAGAAAAAGAAGTAGGTGGTATACCAAACTCTAGCGAAGACATAAAGCAAGCTCATGCGGCTGCTATTGAAATGTACATCAACGATCACGTTGGTTTATTAAAAGACGGAACTTATGGAACAATGTATTTTAACAGTACGTTAAATGATTGGTCAAAGTTTGATATAAATAGAAGAACTAGGCATGACGCCTCAATAAGCTCTGGCTTAGCTATTATGGCTTGCAATAGACATTTGTACCGACCAAACCCAAAACAAAAAAGACAACCATTAAATTTAAATATATCTAAATATAATAATAAAGGATTTTCATCACAGATAATTAAAAATAATATATGAGACAAGAACACTCTATACATTTTCCATCACAAGCAGTTAGTGATTTAGAAAAGCTAAGTGAAGATTACGGCTTAAAAGTAGCAAGAGCAATAAGGCACGAGTGGTTTTCAGGAACTACATCAAAATATAATAGTTATAAAAATAATTTTCATAACCTTAGATTATACGCTAGAGGCGAACAGCCAATACAAAAATATAAAAATGAATTATCAATTAACGGCGATTTGTCTTATTTAAACTTAGACTGGAAGCCAGTGCCTATTATACCTAAGTTTGTAGATATTGTTGTTAATGGCATGGCTCAAAGAAGCTACGAAATAAATTGCTTTTCACAAGATCAGTTTGGTGTAGATAAAAGAACTAAATACATGGAGTCTATATTAAGAGATATAGAAGCCAAAAAGTTTAACGATGTGGCTTTGCGTACTTTTGAAGTAGACTTGTATGAAAATAACCAAGAGACAGCGCCACAAAACGAAGATGAACTTGCACTGCACATGCAGTTAGATTACAAGCAAGCTGTAGAATTAGCAGAAGAACAAGCTATAAATATGTTGTTAGAAAAAAGTGATTACGATTTAATTAGACGTAGAGTACTTTATGATTTAACAGTATTAGGTATTGGTGCAACTAAAACTACATTTGATTGTAGCAATGGCGCTAAAGCTAAATATGTAGATCCTACAGATCTAGTATACTCTCATACAGAATCACCTTATTTTGATGACATATACTATGTTGGCGAAGTAAAAGAATTACCAATAAACGAATTAGTGAAAGAGTTTCCAGAATTAACTGAAGAAGATATAAAAGATTTAGTTGATAAGTATGCATATCCTTTAGATTATGTAACAAACAGAGATAAAAACAAAGTTCAAGTGTTATACTTTAACTATAAAACACACATGAATAATGTTTTTAAATTAAAAACAAATGCTGCTGGTGGTGAAAAAGTTATAGAAAAAGATGATACTTTTAATCCACCTGAAAATAAAGAAGGCGATTTTGAAAAATTAGAAAGAGTTGTAGAAGTTTTATACGAAGGCGTTTATGTTATAGGTGCTGATACTTTGTTAAAATGGAGAATGTGTCCTAATATGATGAGAACAGATTCTGATTTTAGTAATGTTAAAATGAATTACCAAATAGTAGCTCCTAGATTATATGAAGGTAGAATAGAAAGTTTAGTTAGTAGAATAACTAGCTTTGCTGATATGATACAACTCACACATTTAAAGCTACAACAAGTAATGGCTCGTATGGTACCAGACGGTGTTTACTTAGACGCTGATGGTTTAGCTGAAATAGATTTAGGTAATGGAACAAACTATAATCCACAAGAAGCTTTGAATATGTTTTTTCAAACAGGTAGTGTTATAGGTAGAAGCTTTACGCAAGACGGTAATCCTAATCCTGGAAAAGTTCCAATACAGCAAATAAGTAATAATGTAAACGGTGGTAAGCTACAAAGTTTAATATCTACATATAATTATTATTTACAAATGATAAGAGATACTACTGGGCTTAATGAAGCTAGAGATGGTAGTATGCCAGACAAAAACGCTTTAGTTGGCGTACAAAAGTTAGCAGCTGCAAATTCAAATACAGCAACAAGACATTTATTACAGTCTATGTTATTCATAACAGCAGAACTAGCTGAATGTTTATCTTTACGTATAGCTGATATAATAGAATATTCACCAACAAAAGACGCTTTTATAAGAGCGTTAGGTTCTCACAATGTGGCAACGTTAGACGAAATGAAGAACTTACATTTATATGATTTTGGTATATTTATAGAATTAATGCCAGATGACGAAGAAAAAGCTATGTTAGAAAATAACATACAAGTTGCATTAGGCCAAAAAACAATAGATTTAGACGATGCTATTGATTTGCGTAACGTAAGAAATGTAAAGCTTGCTAATCAACTATTAAAAATAAAACGTAAGGCTAAAATAGTTAACGATCAAAAAATGCAGCAAGAAAATATTAAAGCTCAAGCCGAAGCAAATGCTCAACAGCAACAAGCAGCAGCTCAAGCAGAAGCACAAAAAGCTCAAGCTAAAACTCAAGCTGAAGCTCAGTTAGAGCAAATCAAAAATCAATTAAAAATACAATACTTACAACAAGAAGTTCAAAACAAAAAAGAATTAATGCAGTTTGAGTTTGAATTAAACTCTCAACTAGAAAAAATGAGAGGTGATTCAAGTAAAGAAATAGAAGCTAAAAGAGAAGATAGAAAAGACGCAAGAATAAACATGCAAACAAATGCTCAAAAAGAAATGATTGAGCAAAGAAAGCAGGGTGATTCACTTAATAAATTTGAATCATCAGGTAATGATATACTTAGTGGAGGTGCAAATATGGAAAGATTTGATCTCTAATTTTTAATATTTTATAAAATTTTATTATGGAAGAACTAAACGAAGAAGTTGTTGAGCAAACAACTGAAGAACAAAATGAACAACCATTAGATGAAGCTATAGAAGAAGCTATAGACGAAACTAAATTTGATAGCGCTGATGATCCAAGCGTTATTAAAGTAGATTTAAGTAAACCACCTCCAGAAAAAAAAGAAGTGGTTGAAGAACAAAAAGAAAACGTAGAAGAAAAACAAGAAGAAACTGTAGAAGAAGTGACTGAAACTCCAGTTATGGAAGAAGTTACTGAAGAAGAAAAAATAGAAGAAGTTGCAGAAGCTGTTGAAGAAGCTGTTGAAGAAGCTGTTGAAGAAGCTGTAGCTACTGGAAAGCCACTACCTGAAAACATACAAAAGCTTGTAGATTTTATAGATGAAACAGGTGGTGATATACAAGACTACGTAAATTTAAATAGAGATGTTTCTAAGCTAGACGACTCTGATGTACTAGATGAGTATTATAAAACAACTAAATCTCATTTAACAGCAGAAGAAAGAAACTTTTTATTAGAAGATACGTTTGGTGTTGATGAAGAAATAGATGATGAAAAAACTATACGTAAAAAGAAAATAGCCCTCAAAGAGCAAGTTGCCGAGGCTAGAGCCTACTTAGACAGGCAAAAGTCTAAATATTATGAAGAAATTAAAGCTGGAAGTAAACTTACAGAAGAACAACAAAAGGCTATTAATTTCTATAATGAATCTGAAAAACAAAAAGAAGAAGCTACAAAAAGCAAAAGAACGTTTTTAAATAAAACCGATAGTTTCTTTGGGCAAAATTTCAAAGGTTTTGAATATAATGTCGGAGATAAAAAATATAGGTTTAATAT